AATTCAACTAGGAAAGGAGGTAATTACAATGGCAAGAAGAAAACCAAGAGGTGATGCAGACGGAGAAACGTATGTCATCACTTGCGAACAAGACTTTGACGACTTCATTGCAAAGTACAAAGACGATGTGCTGTGCGATTTGAAGAGCGTTGGAGATTGGCTTGTTGTCTACAAGGATGATGATTCTCATTGGTCGGAAGAAGATGATGAGCGTTTTCCGTCAGGTAGCAAGCTGATGATTAACGAGTACGAAAACAAACCCAATGTCATATCGTATCTTGAAGACAAGATAGAGAACATTGAAACCTTTTACTTATCATAGGAGGTAGCAATGAGATATGACCCTGACTCACTGGCGATGCAGGAACTTAAGAAGTGTGTAGACCACTTGATGAAGGTGTGCCAACACGCTGATGAAGACTGCCCCAGTGAATACAGAACCAAGTGGTTCAACCCATCCATACAAGACGCCTACGACTATGTTGATGGTTTATACGAACAAGGCATACTAGGAAAGGAAAATGAGAATGACTGATACATTCTATCTACCACCTGACGACCCTGATATGGATAGGGATTACATAAGTGGCGAGGACTTTCAGAAAGGTACACGAACAGCAGTTCGTACCCTATCGTCTGACTTTGACACCAACGTAATCTTTGCCGGTAATCAGGCGAAGACAGACGGACAGCGAGTTATCTTGCCAAACGTACCACACGACAAGATGATGACGCATAGACAAGTTGAGGTTGGTCGTGGCTATGCAAACCACGAGACCTTACACAAGCTACTTACTGACTTTGATAATGGTAAGGCTTGGTTGCGTAAGCATCACGAGAGTGGCAAACACTTCACTGCTTCAATGGGTCAAGCCATTGAGGATGTGAGGATTGAGAATGGTGGTCTCAAGCTGTACTCAGGTATCGGTAAATCGGTAGACAAGACAGCCGAGCAAGTGTGTAGAGAGTTCAAGAAAGTTGCAGAGCAACAACCTGAAATCTGTTCAGACCCTTGGCAAGTTCTACCAGTTGCTGTCACTTGGGCAGGCAGGATCAAACTTGGGTATCCAAGTGAGACAATCAAGCAAGCCCTAGACAACCTATCCAAGGACATCCAAGACAGAGCCAACAAGATTGCAGATGTAGTCTTGAGCATCCCACACGGAGTCACTGGTGTTGGTCAAGTCAACCAAGTAGAGGCTTACAAGGGTTGGCAACAAGGTAGTGAGTTGGCAGAGAGAGTTGCCAATGAACTAGCCAAGGATGTTCCCCCACCTGAAATCCAACCTGACCCTAGAGGAGAGGGCGAAGGCAACGGAGATGGTGATGACGTCACCGAGGGGGAAGGCAAGGGTAAAGGTACTGGAGGTGATGAGGGAGAAGATACCGAAGCCACCCAAAATACTTCAACCGAACGTAGCCACGGAGCGAGCCAAGGTAGTTATGAGAAGACCTTGATTCAAACTGAGCCACACCCTTTCAATCCTGAACTTGACCAAGTTGTTTCACACATTGCTGATGACACTACCAAGAAGAATGGTACTAGCATCAAGCACTTCTGTCCGTACACAACTGATGACGACAAGATAGAAACACCAAGGCAAGTGGATGCAACGCCTGACATTTATCGTAAGACTTACGACAAGATTACGAAGAAGATGGGTAGTAGACTTGCAACAATGAGACGTAAGCTAGAGAAAGCATTGATAACCAAAGTAGATGTTGACTATGAATCGTCTACAAGTGGTCGCCTGAACATCCGTGGTAAGGCTTCATCAATCATATCTGGTAGCGACATTGTTCGTAGGCGTAGGGTTGAGGGCAATGAGATTGACACAGCAGTGAGCTTGCTTGTTGACTGCTCAGGTTCAATGTCTGGTCAGCCTATGGCACTTGCCGGTCAATCTGCTATCGCACTTGCAGAATGTCTACACCAAGGTCGTATCCCCTTTGAGGTCATTGGTCATACGACAATGAGGTTGTCTCATCACAACAGAGATAACCTATACAACGAGAGGTACAACTCAGAGGGTATATCGCATCGCTATACTAGAACGTGTGCAATCTATATGCCATTGTTCAAACCATTTGAGAAAGACCTACGTCAATGCAAACACACAATGGGTTTTATTCCTACTGCTTCTGACAATTCCAATGCAGATGCCGAAGCTATCTTGATGGCTACTGAGCGTCTACGATTGAGGCAGGAGAGAAACAAGATCCTGATGGTTCTTGCAGATGGTTATCCTGCTTGGTCAGGTGACCACGGATGTCAAGCTACTATGACTCGTGAGGCTGTTGAACTCATACAGAAGAAGTATGGTGTCAAGGCAGTTGGTATCGGTATCAATTGTGATTCGGTGTCCAAGTTCTTTGAACGCTATGTAGTTGTCAATGAGATTGATGACCTTGCTAAGAATTGTCTAGACCAGATTGCCAAGATGATTCTGGGTGAGCGATTCAACGTAGACAACAGCCAATTGATTGGAAAGTAGTATGCCATTCAAACCTAAGCGTAGATACAGAATCCCAAGTTGGTGGTTCTCACTACGTCCTAACTCAGGATATGCGTATTGGTTCAATCTTGCCAAGCAATGTGAACGCAGAGGTATATCCAAACTCAATGTTAACAAAGTAAAAGCACTAATAAAGGAGATAGATAATGCTTAAATCACCAATGCTACAAGCACTTGAAGACCACCTACTTAAGAAAGCAGATAACGACCCTGAGTTTGTTATGACTATCGTGACAGACACAAACTTCAAGTTATCTGACGGACAAGGGGAGGTTTCTAACGAGATTGACGGAGTGATGTCCCTAGAATTTCCCATACGAGGAGATTCTTCTATTGTATCACTTGTCAGACACAATGAATGTGTTATAATAAGGAGCGAATCCATAAAAGGGTTCTACGTTTAACTTTAATATAAGGACTAACTATGACTAAAAAATATGAAGACGACATAGCTCAAAGCGAGCTAGAGAAACTAGGTATCAAAGCGAAGAAGAGACCTAAGTTTGTATACCCTGACACAAGCTATTCATCTACCAACTCAGATATAGATTACGAGAATGGTTCGTTGTTTGACTTTGATGATGACGTTCCGACTTGGCAGTCTACACTTGCCGATGATGGCTGCGACACGCAGCGAGAGGTAGACGACAATGAAGTTCACGGAGAGTTTCCAGAGATTCCAGACTTCCTACGCAAGACACCGAAGGAAGATAAGAACGTGGAAGAAATCCCGGAAGGTCAACTTAGAAAAATTGTAGACCAACTCTCTCGTATTCTTGGAGACGAACTTGAAGAGTACCAACTCATATACAAGGGTGGTAAGTCTTCACAACGTCTTAAGAAAATTCTATCTGCATACATACGAACTCAAGTTCTGTATATGGATGGAGACACTGCCACCTATAAAAATATCAAGGTGGTTAAGTGAAGAAGAAGTTAAGCCCTGCTGATGAGCGTTATCTCAAGTGGAAAGAGGAACGTGATTTGGATAAGAGGATAGCTTCACAACCTACGCAAGTTCTTGAGGAAGATAAGAGCAACGAAAATCTCGTAGTAGAGAAAGGGCAGTCAGTTATTATACTGAAGTCCCACGAAGAAGCAGTCGTTACTATCTGCCCCAAGGATAAGCACACACTAACTGCAACAGAACTTCTTGCAATTGGTTTGATGAAATGTCTTGAGAATAAACAATGGACAGAGAATCTAATCAAGCGAACAAGTACGTTGCTTAAAACTAAACTTAACATTAAGGAGAAAATAGATGACTGATGTATCAATCGTTATCAAGAAACTGCTCGGTGGTGCAGATAAATCAACCATCCAAAAAGTAGCAATGGTAATTGTGGATGCAGTCACCAAGGTCTACGGAGAAGAATATGTGTTAGTGCCTAAGACTTCACTCGGTGCTGATGCCAAGAACGTCAAGCCAATTAAGAAACCTAAGAAATGGGGACGTATAATTGAAGCCATTGATTATACTGCCAAGCCAACTGGCTATGCTATCAAGGGTGGGTGGGCAAATGTCTACGACCTAAGCAAGCACTCAAATGGTACGCTTGTTATGGTATCCATTCCATATGGTGGTCTGTTTCTTGGTGAGGTAGCACACGGAGAGGTGTTCACTTCCAAGTATTCTAATGGTCATAACTTTGACATCAAACACTTCAAGTCTGATTCAGAACTTCCTGAAGGTGCATACTCGTCAATTGTAGACAGATGCAAAACACTTGGTGTTGCTCAAGCTAAGGAGGTTGCCAATGCCTAGGTGTCAAGAATGTAAATCTAATTGTGATACTACATCTAATAATGAGTTTAATAAAAACTTATGTGATGACTGCTACACAGAATACAGAGCAACCATCCAACATATGTTTCAATTAAAAGACTTATGTGATGTAGATAATTTATTAAGGAGAGTACGCAATGCCTAAAATCAAATGCTCTAACTGGACATTACTATTACAACTTAGCAATGGGAGATTCAGAACCTTATCAGATATGCCTGATGATGTAGCCAATCCTATTGATGAGTACATAACTGAACTTGAACTTAAAGGAGAATTTGAAGATGCTAAAAGTCAAAGCGAGGGGAAACACTCTGTGGATAATGGGGACTCTTCTAGGGACACGAGTAAGACAGACGACTAAACTACCTTTGCATTGCAAAGCACAAGCAGAGCATTTTCGTATCCAACTTGAGAAAGATATTGCCGATGGGGTGTATGTAAAAACCAAAGGCAGAAAGTTTGGAGATGCAGTAGAACTCTATCTTACAAACTCAAGAGCCGAGACAGAATATAGGGTATGTAAAAGTCTACATAGTTTTGCCCACCGGGCTTACGGAGTAGACACCATTACCAAGATTGATTCTTTTCTGTCAGAGAATTGGGATGGAGGAACTCTTCGCAGATACAGAAATGTAGTCAATGCAATCATTAACAATGCAAATAAGATGTGGTCTACGAATGTACCCCGGATCGTAAATCCGTACGTTCACGATGAAAGAACAGAACATCTTACGAACATTGAGGTTTCTAAGCTACTAGTTGTTGCAAAAAAACAACACTTTAGTGAGCATATACATATGCTTACACTTACTGGTCTACGCTTGGGCGAGGCACTATCACTTGTGCATACGGACTGGGATGCTACTAAATCTAGTATTACTATCCACAAAAGAGCCAAGTCTACGACCGGCAGGACTAAAACCCTGAGCCGTTCAATTCCAGTAACCAACCAGTTTCTTATAGACCATCTCAATTCTAAGAGGAATGGTGATGTTCTTGAGAAAGTTTCAAGCAAAGACCTGAACTCTCATCTACGAGCCTTGTTGAAAGGCATCGGAGTGACGAGAGATATAAGGGTTCACGACTTGAGACATACCTTTGCTTATCTTCTTGCACAAAATGGTGCAGATATAGGCGACCTACAACTTCTGCTAGGGCACTCAGATATATCTCAGACTATGAGGTATAGGGGGTGGGTAGAAAGCAGAGCTAAACAAAATATTAGCAAGGCATTGACATTCTAAATGACTTGTCTAATATATAATACAACCCTAATGGAGAACTATAACTATGAGTAATACCATAAATCTAAGTAAAGGTCAGCTTGCACTTAAGCAAGCAACTTCTGAGAATATTCCTAATGCAACTATCAATGAGATTAAGGAGTTCTCAAATGCCGGTCTGTCTAATCAAGACATAGCCGACCATTTCAATATCTCAGAAAAGCAAGTCTTGTGGATACTTAATCCACAGAGAGGTAAAGATACTATGAGTAAGAAACCTATCCATACTAATGTGAATACTACTACTATTGGTGTTGGTCAAAAATCATATGACTATATAACTTCTTTATCTCACATACTTGGGAAGCCAAGGATTGAGATTATAGATATACTAGTCAAGCACTGCAAATCTGATAACTCGTTTCTTCGCAAGTTAGTGAAGTGAGTAGGAAAAGATTGGTGGACGAACTCTTCTCTCAAGTTAGAGAGAGGGGAATGACTATGACTGACGTGTGCAAAAAGGCAGGACTGAGTGAGTCAACAGTCAGGTCTTGGCGTAGACACGAGCCATTGCTAGGCAACTTCATTGCACTTGTTGAGGCTAGTGGTGGAACTATTAATTTGAAATGGAAGGAAGAAGATGAACGTATTTTACCTAGATAGAGACCCAGTCGTATCGGCTGAGTACCATTGTGATGCTCACTTGAGGAAGATGTTAATTGAGTATGCACAAATGCTATCAACTGCTCATTGGTTATCAACTAGTGATGATGATATAGAACGAGCAATGAATAATAAATTATATAAACCAACTCACGTCAAACATCCATCAAGTCTATGGACGCGTAGCCATCCGTGGGCATACGGATATGTGTTCACGATGTGGAGTACTATGCAACTCATATATGTAGAGAGGTATGGAAAGGAACACGGAAGTATAAGACTTCAACCTAGCCTAACAATAATACCACAACCACTTGTAAAAGATTACGTTGAGTTAGATGAGGAGACTTGTAAGCCACCACCAATGTGTTTTGGTGAAGACTACAAGCACATCAAAAGTGGAAAACTTCCATACTATCACGACCACGTTGTGGATGCTTATAGAGAATATTACAGACAAGCCAAGTCAAGGTTTGCGACTTGGGGTAAGGGGAGAGCACTGCCTAAATGGTGGTTAAGAGTGGCATAGGCATATTGGTCAAGGCTTTTTTACCTAAGGACTACCCTTGCATTAGGTCAAAGAGGTCTACTGCAAGCCTGAATAACGCAAGATTTTTTTACAATAAAAACAAAAGGAGTAAGAATGTTTGAAATTTTATTTGTCGTAGCTTGGATAAAAACAAGCGATGGATTATGGATGATTGACAAGGGGTCTACGAATAAACAATGCGAGACTATCGCGATTGAATTGTTTGAAGAATACAAAACAGATTTGGAAGCTGTCAAATGTTACACGCCACGCGACTGGGCGAACGTAGACAAGACTTACATTTATAAAAAAATTCCTATTAAAAAAAAGAAATTACTACCACGGCGATAGCAAGAACTTGCACGGCGATATTACGTAACTAGCTGTCCATCTCTTTTTCTTGAGCCATTTCACTAGCTTCTAATAACATTGCCCCAGTTTCCATAGCTTCAAAGGGTGTTAGTTGTAGTCCTTGCCACAATACCTTTCCGTTTACCTTCGTGGGGAAATGCACAATCACTGACTGGGGTGCCACTTCTACTTGAGGTATAGGCACTTCCAAGTTGTGAGGCACTAACGGATTTGATTTTTCATAATTCTTTTGCACCATATTCTTAACTCTCTGTCTGTCATAGTATGTTTCATTAAGTTCACACGCTTACAGACTAATTGTATGTTATCAATTGTATATGGCTTTGTCGTAACCTTCCTATCAATGCTTATATTTTGTGGATTACTATGAAATCCCTTTGCAGTATTGGAAAAGAACGTCAGCTTACAACCAGATAAAGCACACTTGCCATTCTGTTTGTAATACAAGTCTACGACTTGTTCATTTGTAAGTTTGAAGCTGACTGTTTTGGATCTGTAAGATTTTAGTTGGGATAGTAGCCTGCGAATGAATCTCTCTGGAGACCTACTAACTGATGCCCTTCGTTTTCTACCAAGGCAGACCCCGCACGTGGGTCGTCTATATGGAATCCCATCTTTCCGACTGTCTACATAGAACTTGTCTAAAGGGAGTTTCCGTTCGCAGGATACACAAGTTTTATAAATCGTATTAGCTTTTGCTAAGTGATTTACGTCTAGCTGACTTCATTCTAGCTTTAGAATACATAGTAGCTTTCTTGCTCTTCATTGCACCAGCTGAAGTTTTCTTTGCAGAACCCTTCTTCTTTGCACTAGAAGATTTTTTGTATGTAGAACGTAAAGGCATTGTTTCTCCTTTCTAGTATTTTTTAGATTTCATTTTTTTACCAGTCTTTTTAGCATAAGCCTTAGCTTTTGCCTTCCCCTTGGCAGTGTATGGGAATTTCTTTTTACCTACTGATGGCATAGTTTTCTCCTTTTATTTTTCAATACGTATCTTAAGTAAGATAGCATCAAGTTTCTCCTCAAGTTTATCAAATCTTTTAGCGAGGTCGTCCATACTAACCCTCATATCTGTCTTTGACGCATAATTTTTTGCGATATCTTCTTTGCTTTCATAAAGATTTTTTTCTAGATTTTCTAACTTGCTTGATAGACCACGTATCCACCATACGAAACTACCGCAACCGATTGTCAGTAATAAGTTCCATATCATTGTTGAGTCTGGCATTAGTTCTTCCTTATCTTAATCTCAACAACTGTTTTCTTAGGTCTGTTGTTTAGTGAAATTGTTGTTGTTTTTCTTTTACCTGACTGAACCCCAATCATTCTTGTCTGATGAGCACCTTCTCTTTTAGCGTGCTCCACTTGACAGCCAGTTCTGTGGCAGATGGAGGGGCTACTACAATGTGTGCAGTTCATAGCGTGCATAATTTTCTCTCCTGTCCGATGTCTGTATTGAGTCAAACCTCATAGACGGACATCCAAAATTAATTCTAAAGGGTAGCTCACTGGTCTTTCTTAAGTTCTCTATGACTTCTGGTGCCCACGTATCAAGAAATTTATGACACTTCTCTTGAGTATCAAAGACTTCTGACTGGTGGTGTGCCTCTACACATTGTCCGCCTATCCAACAGACAAAGAGCATAGGAACAAAAAAGTCCATCAAGTTCGCCTCCTTTCCAACAACATTGCAATATATATACTTAAATGTCGTCCTTTATCTTATAACCTTTCACCTGTAAATACGCCCGGTACAGTTTGATCCAATCCTGTAGACGCATTACGACTAAGCTCTCCTCTGTAGACATCCTGTTTTTTCTGTTGAAAACAGTAGGCATTTCACAGCTGCGTTTCGCAGCAATACCTTTTTCTGCCTGATCCATAGACGAGTAAGGTGCAAATTTCTCAGTTCTTTTTGCCTCTAACCATATATCTGGTGTGCCATTTACATCGGCAGAACCTCCTCCTGCAAATGACCTACCTCCACCAGACAGGGGTGCTCGTAGTATCTTGGGGTGTTCTTCCCCAAATATAATATCATCAAGGTACTTTGCTAACTCTCGCTCGTACCCATCTCCTTTTGCTTTCGCACTTTTTAAACGTCCCATATGCTATCATCCTTGTGTTTATCTTTGCACTTGTTACAAATGTATTGCCACTTCGGACGAGGTTTAGCATCCTTGCATTTCATACAGGGTCTGCTCCACATCTTCTGATGCTTCTCACTTGATAGTGCGATTACATATTTTGCTCCTTCAAACTCAGCTAATCCTTCTCGTTGTAATATTCGTTTGACAGTATCAACACATATATCTAGGTGTCGTGCCATTTCAGTGTATGGTTTATTCTCTTGTAAAGCATTAGCCAGATATTTGAGATCAGCGTCAGTGATCTTAACTGGCTTGCCCATTGAACCTCCTTTCTTGTTATATACGAAGTTTTATCGCAAGGTAATAAAACCCTTGTCAGCACTAACAAAACCGAGGACGCGACAGCGTCTGAGGTGGAGTGTGCGATAGTACGGAGTTGACAAAGTGCTTGACAGCGTGGTATCCCTATTAAACTAATAGACATACAGGAACTCATCCCTTTCGGGATAAGTTCATTTGTTAGTAGTTCTAATAGTCTATTAGGTTTCCACATCATCCAGACCTAACCATCTCTTAATTTCGTACACAGGAACTTTTATTTCTCGTGATACTTCTGTTGGGTTTTTTCCGTCTGTTAATGATAATTTTAATGCTTGTTGTTTTTTAGATTTAGTAGATACAATGTATCTTTCTCCACTGGTAAGACTCTCAGCCCACCCAATATAGTGTGTCTGATGCAACTCTGTTTGTTGACGAATCTTTCCAAAGGAAATTTGTGTTACCATACTTAACCTAGAATCCTTCTTCATTTGTGCCTCAAGGTATCTCCAAGGACTGAACTCTCTACCATCTAAGGTGTAGATAGTTAGATCATTGTCTACTAATCCAGCCTTAGATTTTGCTTCAGCCTTATCTTCATACACCTGAGTCACAAATACTTGAGTATCTACGTCAGTAAGCTGTGCCGTAGACCCTGCTTCTCTACCCATCCCACCTTCACCGGGTTTGTTTCTGTGGTGAACTAGAATTACGGAAGCACCAGAGTTCCTTATCTGTTTGGAAACATAATTAACTTTTCCCCATTCACGAGGACTAGCTTCTTCCAAACCACGAAAGGCATTTCTGATTGTGTCTATGACAACGATGTCAGGCTGCACGACTTGCAGCCAGTCGCCCAGTAGACGGAGTCCACTTTCTTCAAGTAGATTAATTTCTCCTCCATCTTCTGGGCTGATTAACGTAGGCGACCAAAGAGCAAAGTGTTCATTTGTATCGCCAAACGTCTTGTTAAACTCCTGCATACGTCTTAAAGCAGTTCTTCTTGGGTTGTCGTAATCCATATAGAAAACCTTTGCAGGTCTACCCATTTCATACGGACCAAAGTATTCTGCCCCACTAGATAATGACGTAAGCATTGCAGACAGGAAGTAAGATTTTCCGTGTCCGTTGAAGCCAACTACTTGTGTTATGGTAGCTTCGGGCACTAGAGGGTTACACCAATAAGGCTCGTCCACCATATCTTTTAGCAATCGTTGGACTGCATCAATATATATTGGGACTAGCCTTGACGGAGCTACTTCTTTTTTGTCTTTGTCTTGGCTCAAGGGAGCTAACCTCTCCCCTTGCTCGGAGTAATCACTAGGATAATTTCTTTTATCCATAAGCAAGGCAGATTGGATTTTTGTTTTAAGCCAACTTTGCGTCTCTTCTATAGAGTACCGACCAGTGTCAAAAAATTTGTCGTGATAATTAGTGACGGCTTGCATAAGGTCATCTCCGACAACCCCACGCCTGACCATCTGACCACAATATCTTACCATCCAATCGTCAGTCGCATCTCCTTCACGAAGTTTGCGACCCAAAATGGACACTCTGTTCTCTGTCTGCTCCCATATAGACATACTATCTGCGATGGAAGCCACTTTGATATCACTTAAATCTAGCTTATCAAAAGAGAATGGATCGTCATTACTAACATCACTAGGATTACCCTTCCATTCCCAATCATCCAACCAATCAAAATCTACTTCTTCTGTTAGATTCCATTGGTATGTATGTAAAACTTTATTTTCTTCTGATACTTTAATAGACGGAGGCATAACGACATACCCTCCATCTCCTCTTAAGTCTAATCCGGGGACGTCTACCCAATCACGAGCAACACCTCCGACTTTGTTTGCGAATCTTTTTCCGTGCTGTGGGTGTTTAAAATAGTAGTGATACCCACGCGTAGTCTTGACGGCGATAGGAGATTGCAAGTTGTGTTTCTTTGCATAGGCAACTGCATCCTCGTTATCACAATCAAGAACGATAACACCACTAATAGATCCGGTGATAAGAGCTAAGTTAAAGAACTCTACTCTACCACCGGCTTTAGTTGGTGCTCCGTTCTCAAACCAATCCTCCACTTCTTCAATGGTGGTTGGTTCTGTTTGTTTATGTTTCCACTCAGCAAGTGGCATTTTACCCTTTATAGATAGTGGGATGATTGTCCATCCTCTATCTAGAGCGTGGCAAGCCTCATTGTATAAGGCGTCCTTAAACTCTTTCTGTTTCTGGTTCATTGTTATCCTCAAAGTAATCGTCAATATTTAGAGAAGGGTTGGCTTTCTTTAGTTCTTCAAAATGCCAAGTGGTCATATACCTAGTACTCATCATCCTGTAAGGTGCGGTTCGTGGCTTACCTAGTAGTTCGGCAACCTCTCGCACACCTCCACAATCGTCTATGAGTTTCTTTGCATTAAACCTCATAATCGTATTTCTCCTTTTCTGTGTTAATGTTTATAACAATTTGTCATATAAACAATACAAATACTAGTATGTTCTTTATATGCGACAAAACTTTATCGTATTTCAGACAATAACATCTTGTATTGTATGTGATACTTTGTTATCGTAAGCCAACATTAAACTTAAAAGGATGGTTATTATGAGTGATTGGGAACAGTTTGAATCCGACTCTAGCAATGCCCCAATACAGAAATGTATAGAGGAATTGAAAGAGAAAAGGAGACAACAAGAAGCCCTCAATGATGACATCAGTCAGCTTGAGGCGAAGCTTATTTCCGAATTTCCTGTTGAGTTCGGAGAGCAAACAAAGCTTTATGGTAAAGACGTTGTTACCATTAATAGACAGGAACGATTCCATTGGGATCAAGAGAAGTTAGAGAAGCTATGCGCTAGTGGCACTCTACCGACACACGTAAAAAGACGCTTGACTGTAGAAAAGCGTGCCTTCCAAAAACTAACCCCGACAGAACAAGACGAATTGATGGATGCGTTAACACGTAAGCCGGGTCCTATTTCTGTCAAACTAACAAGGAGCACATAATGTTTCAGCCAATGAACACGTCTGACGATGACACTGCTAAAAGGAAGGTTTTATTGTACGGACACCACGGGTGGGGAAAAACTACCCAACTAAAATATTTTCAAGAGGAGTATGGACCGGGGTTCATCTTTTCTGGTGAGAGTGGACTATCGTCTATTCGCCAAGCAAAGATTGACTACTTACCTTTCTCATCTTGGGATGATCCATCTGACCAAGCTAAGGGAGTCTATTCATTTAGAGATATATTTAAATGGACAAAGACAGAGGACTTCAAGAAGCGTGGTTATAAATGGATAGGAATAGATAGCTTAACAGAACTATCTGACCTCTCTTATGCTCACGCAGAAAGAGAACAAAAAGAACTTGCAGACAAACTAGGTAAGAAACACGCAGATGGTTTTGCTGTTTGGGGCAACCACGCCTCTCAGCTTATCGGTGCTTGCAAGGCTATACGTGATATGAATATGCACGTGATAGTAACGTCTCTAGCAAAAGAAAGCACAGACGACAACGGGAACGTAGACTATTGGGCGATGGTTGCAGGAAAAGCAACTATGCAACAACTTCCCGGAATATTTGATTGTGTTTTCTGTGGAGTTAGAGTTACACAAGAGGTAGAAGGTAGACAACGGGTGGAGAGATACGTCATTACTGATGAAGTAAGAGGTTGGCACGGCAAAGTTCGTGACGAAAAAAGACGACTAAAGCCTGTAGAGAAAACCGGAAACATCGTTGACCTTCTGAAACGTCTAGATATGGACGATGCAGAATATAATAAACTTAACCAAAAAGGAGAAACAGCCAATGGCGTTTAATTTTAGAGACCTCAATCTAAGTGGAGTAGAGATTAGTTCTGCCCCTCAGATACTAAAGCCGGGAAGGTATGTCGTAGAAGTGACAGAAGCCTTCACAAAACAAACAAGGAATGGCGGAACAGCCATAGAGTTAACAATGTCTGACACCAAAGGTGGTGGCAGTCTACGTGCGTGGGTAAATGTCCACGTCCCGTCAAGTCAAACAGCAACCCGTATTGGCAGAGAACAACTAAAAGCTCTGTTAACATTTGGTGGACATCCTAGTCCAGACAATCCGGGTGATATAGCAACACTCAAAGGACTAAAGGTAGGTGCATCTGTAATGACAGATACATATACAATGGATGGAGAAAAGAGAGAAGGCTCTAAGTTAAAGGGTTTCTTTGATCCATCAGAGATAGATCCTGAGATTGAAAAGTCCTCCCCCGGAACTGGTTTGACAAAGTCTGATAGTAATGGAGAAGACCTAGCAGACGAGTCAATCCCGTTCTAACCTTAAAGGGGTGGTGGGCGACTATCACCCCTTTTTTTATTAATCTAGAAAGTAATAATCAGAATGAACCTAGCAGAACTAATCAACAAGGCTTATGAAGACGAAGAGAAGTCTTCCTCCAGAGAGCCAAGGAGTTATATTGGAGCCAGTATTGTGGGTAATCAATGTGAGGCATTGATTGCTTTTTCTTTACGTGGGTTTCCAGATAGTGAAATAGGTTACAAACTAAAAAGAATCTTTAGAGACGGACACCGAATAGAGGATGACGTAGTACGAGATATCAAAAAAGCAAAAGTCAAAGTAATGGAAGTAGACCCATACACGGGTAAGCAATGGTCATTTGAAGGCTTTGGTGGACACGCAGTTGGACACGCTGATGGTATCTTGGAAGCACATAACGGAGAAAGTCTACTGTTGGAGATCAAAAGTATGAACGCTAATAAGTTCAAAGAGTTCTCCACTAAAGGTGTAAAGTTTAGTCATAGACACTACTACTCTCAAGTTCAATTTATGTTAGGGCTAGGGAAGATGTCTTCTTGTGTCTTTATTGCTTACTGTAAAAACGACTCTGAGTATCACTCTGAAATAATTGAGTACGATGAGTTTCATTTTAACGAACTTGCTTACAAAGTTGAGAGAGTGCTTGACGGAGATGCAAGGAAAATATCACAAGACCCATCAGACTGGAGATGTCGTGGGTGTTTTAAGAGGGATGTATGCTGGAACGAAAAAGAACCAAAAAAAACAATGAGAAGTTGCAAGTCCTACAAACCCCAAATGAAGGGTGGGTGGAAATGCGAGAAAGGTTGTCAAGCGGAGTGCCAACAATGGGAGAAATATCAGCCTCTGCCAAAGACTTCCAATATTTAGCAAGTCCATATTCTTTAAATGGAACTGCTGAAGGAGATATAAGAACAACGAGGTACCAACAAGTGACTAGGTGTGCATATAAATTGATGGCTTCAGGACTAAACATATATAGTCCTATTACCTATCATCACGCCATACAGTCTGTATGTGGTTTTGTTAATAGACCAACTAAATTTTGGCTAGAATTGGACTTTGGTATACTACAATATGCCAAAGGACTATTTGTTCTAATGCTAGATGGATGGCAAAACAGCATAGGAGTACAGAGAGAAATAGAGTATGCAAGAGAGAACAACATACCAGTTTCTTTTATACATCCTGATGCTTACATTTTGACAGGAAAAGAAGATGAGCCGAAACATTGAAGTAGACATTCTCAAGCTCAAGTTTGAAATTGATAGCGTTAAGGAACGTGTCAGAGATGTTGAGTGGAGAATGGAAAATGGAAAAGATATAGAAAACGATGCCAGACAAAAAGCTTTGGACAAGCTAAGGCATCTACAAAAAGAACTATTAGATTTAGAAGTGAAAAGATTATGCCAAAAATTATCGGTATCACAGGATACATAGGTAGTGGTAAAACATTATTAGCCGATGCCTTATGTGCTAAGCATAACTTTACAAAAGTAAAGATGGCTTCCCCCATTAAAGATATGCTTAGATCCGTTGGTCTACGAGAAGATCAGGTTGAAGGTATTGACAAAGAAATACCCTGCCAACTTTTATGCGACAAGACACCACGTTATGCTATGCAAACTCTTGGTACAGAGTGGGGCAGAAACATCATTGGTGAAAACATATGGGTAAACCTTTGGTCTAACAAAGTACAAGAGCTTACGTCTATGAATCAGAACGTAGTAGCGGACGATGTTAGGTTTATAAATGAGGTAAATATAATACGTGGACTTGGTGGTATGATCATTAGAATACAAAGACCTAATAGCAATACAAATCCAATACACGATAGTGAGAAGCAAGACTTTAAAGCTGACTTCACTATAAATAATAACGGAACAGTAGAGGATGTTTTAAAGCACATACCTGTTTTTTTATAGGGGGAACAATTGGATTTCATAGACGCAAGACTGCTGATAACTTTAGGAGGAGTTATAGTTTCTGTCGTAGCAAGCTTTGTTGTAGTTAGGCAAAAGGTTCAAGAACAGGAGAAGGGTATTAAAAGTAATACTGAAAAACTATACACCATAGATTCTAGACTAGATAGAAACGACACTGCTACAGATCTTCTGAAGCAGAGAATAGACATCATCGCCAAGATGAACAGCCCAGAGAATAGAGACAAACTTTCAAGAGAACTTGAGAGAACTAATGTAAAAATAGAGACATTGGAAAACGATGTTTCTTCTTTGAAAAAAATGCACAATGGCAGACACCCTAAAAGTTGATGAGTATATAGACAGCCGTTTGGCTGATGGTCTATGCCCTAGGTGTATGAGCAAGCTACCCCCAGTTGAGGTTCACGGGCACGTTCAATGCACCTCTTGTCATCTATATATCCAAGAGTGTTGTACAGGCGAGGGATTACAAGACCTTTAGCTTTATGGTATAACAGACTAAACGGAGGTTTGTTATGCTATCACTAATCGGATCACTACTAGGGTTTGGAACATCCTTTCTTCCAAAAGTACTAAACTTTTTTGAAGAGAAAAGAGACCAAGCTCACGAGCTAAAACTGATGGACAAACAACTTGAAC